CGGTAGGCCGGCGGCTCCTGCCGTAAGGCCACCTCTCGTGAATCCAGCTGGTGCAAACCAGAGCGCTTTTTGTCTTTCGCTGAAAGAGAACGTTCCAAGTGCAGCGACAGAAGGCGGAGCCCAGATAACGCTATTTGAAAGAACGTCTCTAACCTGTACCCATGGATAGAAGGCGCATGCGTAGCTGCTGTTGATTCTCCTGTTGTTAAGAGAAGTAACAGCACTCTTCACAGAACCCACTCGCGACTGATCGGAAGTTATTGCTTCTGTTTTCGGCACGTAGTCATTTTCTAGATCGATAACTGCGAGAGCGTCACCTCGAGCTTCACAAGTCGAAATCAAATGCTCAGTCAATCCTGTGTTTGTAACACCAGGAATTGATGCAAGATTATACTCAACAACTTCTGCATCCGCAATAGAATCAATTGCGCGTTTGACAGAGGCATATGCATAATTTGTGTATATATCACCTCTAGCGTCGTCAAGTCTTGTATTTCTAAACGGTTCCATTTCTGTTATGTCTAGTCCGTCAGCACCGCCGTGAAGCAGAGTTGTGAATTTGTTAATTCTTTTAGTTTCCAGAAGTTCTACCCAGCCATTTTTTGCTGTGTAAGAAGAGCCTGTGGCGCTAACGCCATCCTTGATTCCATTTCTACTTCCAGAAGCGTATTCAAATTTATTACCCTCTGTTTCGCGAAGATCGTCTAGCGTAAATAGCCATGATTTTTCCGTATAAGAGCCTCCTTCCGAAATTCCATTTGGAAGTCTTCGAACAATATCTCTGATACTTGAATCAAATCTCGTGGTACCGCTGATATCGGTCATAACGCCCCAATAAGCTGATTGGGCTGACGTCCCACCTTGATCATTATACTTTCTCAACGGAGGAGTCGGGAAGAACAGCGAACAGGTCATAAAACGAAGCTGTGAACCACCAAGATCTCGATGCGAAGCTGTTGTAAAAATTTGAGATGCAGCTACAGCTGTCGGGGTTGCATTTCTACCCAACTGTTTATTGAATTTGGCAAAAATAGTACCGTCCCAAGTTAAGCTGGTATATTGATTTGAATGTTCACCATCGGCGGTAGTGCCGGCACCGATATCGACAGTGGTTGAGCCAGAAAGTCTCATAATAGATCTTAGTCTTTCGGGGCCAAAAACACCAAACGGAAGCAAAGCGGCATCAGTTGCAGCAGAATCAACATCCTTATTAACATCGATATATATGAACTTAGAAGCATTCGCAAAAGAGCCGTAAGTCTTATATCTGCCCTCAAGTTCATCCCACGTTCTATAACGATCTCCAATTTTTCTTGCCACATAATTTGGAGAATTTGGATTTAAATTACAATTTGTGTATTTCTCATAAAACATTGGAGCAGAATCAGTGTCGTGAATAGCACGAATCGCAACCGTGAAAGATCCATAGTCAGCAAATTCACTGGTAGCTGGTAAAATATCTTGAATTGAAATTTTTAGATTGTTTTGATTCCATTCGCCACCGTCGATTGATTTAAATCTAAACAACTTCTGCTGATAATCTGCATTGAAAGAACCGGTCTCGCCTAAGTGTTGAGAAATAAACCAACCGGTTTGAGATCTTGCCATTGCCTCTTGACGATCAGCATATTCATATGAATCATCGTTAGAACCTAAGCCTAGAATAATAGCATGTGTATTTGTTGTACCCACAGCTTCTTCCACGTGTCTGTCAAAAGTTTCACCCAAAAAGTATTGTTCTTGTGCGGCGGTGTTCGTAACAGTAGTATTTGTTAGAATTGGATTGGTATTAAATACTTTTCTAATATAGTTGTAGGAATTCCTATTAAGATTGAAAGTATATTTTTTCGAATCTGTATAGCCCGTTCCTTGACTGATAACTGCGGTATAGTCACCGGCGGAAGAAGTTTGCATCCAAATCGCGGCACCTGAAAGTTGGGAGCCCTGATTATCTGTACCTGTTAATTCAATATTATACCCGCTTTTAAGATAAAATACCGCAGCCAGAGCCCCAGTTACCTGGAACCCGGTCGGAGCAGTTGTGCCGGGGCCATCAGATGCGTCG